AACATAGCTACCAATGTGTCTTATGCCTATAGATAAGTCGTGATCTACCCAAGTATCTACACCAACATCTCTAGCTTTGACACAAAAATAAATATCCTCGCCCAAAATCTTCTCATTTGGCAATTGCTCAAAGTAGAAGTAAGGCCGTTCAATCTTCTTAAATACTGATGTCTTAATTAAGACTACGCCACATCCAATGCCATCTACCTTGCTAATACCTTTTAGCTTATTAGAATAAACAGGAAGCCAGGTTATAGAACCATTTTCGTTAATCTGTATATTCTTAGCTGTAGGAATTACTGGCTCAGAACGAGTTGTAGCGTTTACACCAACAATATCCTTGTTATGCGACATTAGGATCTTTAAGGTATCTTTTGGAAACCTCATATCAGCATCTATAAACAATACATAGTCTGCTTTATTCTCTATTGCCGTTTTAACTAAGTTATTACGCTGGTCAAATATAAGCGTTCCAGCAGCCGTAAAGATGTCTAGATCGTGTTTAGAAGTCTTGACTGTGTAACCCACTAGCGCTGCTAAATCAAACGCTGTAGCCACCTCCATTTGACCCCTAGCTGGTATACAGATAGCAATTCTGCTCATACTGTACCCCCACGAGTACGAAACACCCTATTATCAGGATCATTTAGCCATCGTTTCATAGCTTTTTGATCCATGATGTAATAGCCTCGCATAATGCCTTTTACATTGAGTTCATTAATGATCTCTGTGGGCAAGGATGCAATCTTGTTCTTTCTATCAATGGGATTATCACCCCATCCAGTAGTTCCGCTATTGTCGTTAAACTGAGCTTTTGTATGCTCAATAAAGTCTGTTAGATCGGTAGAGTGCTTAATAATTAAGCCACCATCACCATCATCGTATGCAGTCCTTACAACGCCATTCTCTACATCTATAATCTTTTTCAAATTCTAATCCACCTATCAGGAATCAAATCCGTTGTATCAAGGCCGTTAGTAAACCAATCTCTAGGAGCTACTACTGTATCTCCATCGGCTAACCATGCACCCCACCAGGCAAAACTACTATTCGCTATTATATGATTTTTGAATGATGCCAGTAAAGCTAAATCTACAATTGCTGAGTTGCCTTTTACAACTACATCTGCCCACTCTAGGTTTTGTTCGCACCAATCAGGATCATCAGAAAATACTACAAAAGTAGCATCTGGGAACACCTCTCTGGCATCCCCATAATATTCTTCATCTAGATTGTGGAACACATCGCCAAGCGCTAAGTAATCTCCACGCCTTACGGATACTGCGACCATATCCGAGTCAATGTCATGTTTTGGCAGTTTGAACTCATTTCTAATCTTGTCTGATATATTTTGAAAATACTTTTCAGACTGCCAATAACCTAACATAGTCCCAGATTGGGATATTTCTTGAAATTTAAAGCCCTTTTCTAATATTGGCGTACCTATTTGCTGCGCTATTTGTGCCGATATTGGGAAAGAATCTAATTCGTACTGCCTTTGCTTATGGTGATTGTAGAAACTGTTGTCAATAAACAACGCTTCTTTTAATCGTTCTGCTACCCCTAGTCCAGAAGCATACTGGAACATTTGGTTGCCTAAACCACCTTGAAGATAAGTAATCATAGAAAAAGGGGTGAGTTATCCCACCCCTGATTCTACTTAAAACTACTACTTATGACAAGTCAAATGCACCGCCATGAGCAGCTTCGTTACGAACTTCGAGTGTCAATTCAGCCAAGATTTGTGTCTTGTCTGCATCGCCAACTTTTGCCAATTCATTTGTTTGGAATGGGCGCAAGTATGCCAAAGCTGCATACTCTGGATCGAGTACGAGGGCATCACGAGTACGCATAAAGCGATTTGGAACGATCTGCAATACACCGAAATCAGATTGATACAAATCAGCACCAGCTAGGATAGTAGCTTGACCGCTTGTAGGAACTTGATAACGCTGTGCTGATAGACCAGTAAAGCCACTAACTACTTGCTTGAGAGCTGGGCTAACAAACAAAGTTGTAGGTGTACCACCTGATGTAAACACTTGAGAAATAACATCTTTGAGGATGGTTTCTGTGAAAGTGCGGGTTGTACCATCAGTACGAGTAGAAACACCGATAGTTACTGGATCTACACCAGCAGTTGTACCAGCGCCTACATTCGTATTGGTCTTGATGTAAGATAGGAGTGTACCCATTTTACGAGCTGTAGAACCGCTTGAACCAGCAGACTGACCTTGGTTAGCTGTGATAATAGTTTCAATATCACGCTTGATTTCAGCAGATGCTTTAGCCAATTGATAAGCCTTTTCAGACTTACGACCAGCTTTGTCTACTGCTTCCAAAGTACCAGAGATCATAATGGTTTTGCCAACGATCTGTGTGTAGTTGCCTAAACGAGTTGTTGGTGTAAGAGTAGCTTCAGATGCATCTGCACCTTCAACTAATGCGTTTGAAGTGGTAGCTGCTGCAAGAGCATCAGTCTGAGATTCGTGGTAAACACCAGTAGCCTTAGTCTTGCCAATAGATGACATGATTGGGGTATCGGTAGGAGAAATGTCATAAATAACATTTGTTAAATCTTCACGAGCGCCAATTGCGCTGTAACGATCATAAGCTGCCATGATTTAATTCCTTTAAATTATAAAAATCGTTCAAATAACTTAGCTGCATCACGCTTGTTGCCTGTTTTGCGTAACTGAGCAAAGTCTTTCTTTTGTGCTTCTTGTTCGGAACTCTGCGGATTAGATGTTCCTGGTTTGAGTGTTTTAGGTGCTGATGCTACCTTTTTGGTTGCTCCAGCTTTACCAGCTACCAGCTTCTCATACTGCATAGCCTTATAGAGCGTTTGTACAGCACGACTGTCATAAACCTGAGAAAGCTCTTGGTCAGAGAATCCAATGGATTTTGCGTAGCTACGAATATCCCTACGAATTACATCTGCCTTGGCCTCATCCTTAAAGTCAGGGATAACGCTCTTTAGCTTTTCTTGCTCAGATTGGATGTGCTGATGCAAGCGCTGTCCTTGTAGAGCTTGTTGTTCTTGTGAAACACGCTGGCGCTCTGCTTGAACTGCTTGTAACTGCTTATCCCTTTCACTACGCTCTGCTACCTTAATTGCATAAGCAATGGGATCTGATTCCTTCAATTCCTGTAGGTTTTCAGTATCCTGGGTGCTTAACAACTGTTCGATAACTTGGAGTCGTTGTGCATAAGTATCTCTAGTCTTTGCTGCTTCATCAATCTTTACTCGCTCTGCTTCCACAGATTTGCGTTGTTCCGCTAAAGATTGAGTCTTTTTCTGATAGTCGGCAGTCCTACTGTAACCATTCAAAAGCTCCTCAAGGCTTACCTCCAGTTCTTCACCATTAGCTTTCACTCGGTATTTTGGAGATTCCTCTACAACTTCTTCCTGATCTTCAGTTTCTTCCGCACTTACATCTGATTCCTCGCCCTGTGGCTCATCATAGCTTTCGCTATCTGAATCATCTGCACGAACCTCTGGGTCAGCTTCCGCTTCCTTGGTTTGTGGGTCAAGTATAGACATAAATGCGTTAGCTGCACCGCCTATCGTGTTATCTACACTCCCGTCTGGGTTGGTGTTTTCGCTCATGTTTTACCTTTTATGGGTAGTTAAAAAACCTTAAATCGCCTCTTGTCGATTTCTTCTTGCTGCAAGATTGATCGTAAAGATGCTTCAAAATCTTCAATAGCTCTTAGTTTTACTAAGGCTCTTTCTCTGCCTTCTACATCATGCTCTGGCGAGTTAAATACATAAGACTTGTACAAGTCCTTCTGAGCTTGTAATAGCTCTACAAAGAACTCATCGTTTAAATAGTTTCTTGCTCGTTCTGCTCTATTCATTACATAACGCCTTTTTGCATCATTGTATTGGCACTTTTCATTGCTTTCAACTGGACATCAGCATTGTGTTCTGCTTGTTTCAATTGCAAATCACCAGCAGCTTTATCTCGCTGTAGCTGGATTTCTTCAGCAGCCTTTTCACGCTGTAATTGAATTTGAGCAGCAGCTTTATCACGCTCTAACTGAATGTCGGCAGTAGCTTTAATTCTGTCTGCTTCAATCTTAGCTTGCAACTTAGCTTGTTCTCCTTGGATCTGCGCTTGAGTCTGAGCCATGTAAGCCTGTACTGCTGGATCTACTGGAGCTTGCTGTGGAGGTGGTGGCTGAGAAATAGCAGCATCCAACTCAGGGCTGATTTCTTTAAAGAACTCGTTAGAGTCTTTGAAACCAGCAGCTTCAATAAAACGACCAAGCGTATTGCGATACTGACCTACAGTTACTAATGGATTTGCAAAGCCTTGTGTACCAAGGATCTGCTCTTGCTTTTGTAAAACCATTGCAGCCATAGCCATTTGTTGATCTTTGTTGCCAGTACCTAGTCCAACATTAATAGAAATATCGTAGTTGGTTTTCCAGTTACGAGGATCTACAGATACATACTTACCACGCAAACGCAGTACACGCTCTTTATCTTGGTATTTGCATAACAAGTGGAAGATGCCAGCAAACAAGTCTTTTACGCCTGTGTCAGCAAAGATACGAGCAATCATTTCTAAACGACCAGAGCCAGCTTGTTGCATTGCTGCAATAGCTGTAGCAGTCGTGTTTTGTAGAATGTTTGCATCTAAGCCTTGGCTTGTCTGTGTAACTCCAGAACGCTTCTGTAATACTTGATCCATATAGTCAAGCATTGGGAACGACTGAGCTGCTGTAGGTGGAACTGTGAGGGCTTGTACTGCACCCTGGGACTTCATACGAACTACTCCGTTAGGAGCAACAGTTAGCAAGTCATCCATATTTACTTGACCATCAATTGCCGTCATACGAGGCATATTGGTTAGGTACAAGTTATCTAGGATCTGACGAGTAATCGTAGACTTGATTAACTGAATGTCCATTGCACGATCAGCCAAACTTTGTCCAAAGAACTTGTGTGGCATTGGGATTGGGCAGATAGAAGCAAACGGAACATGATCTACTTCTTCTTGATCTAGAATCTCAGTCATGCCAGCATAGGTTACTTTTAGCAACTCAGCCATTCCATCACCATCTACATCGGTACGGATATAGCACTCAAACACTTCAATTTCTTGCATAGAAAAGTCTAAAGACTGAGTTTCATCAGGCATCTCACCACGATCAAATCGAGCAACACGCTCTGGAGAGTATGTCAGATCGCTATAAGATGGCAGATTATCTACAACATCTTTCTTATATCCAGCAGCAATTAAGTCTGATCTAGACATCATTACACGATGAGCGCAGAATCTTGCATCTTTAATGCTCTTATCACGCTTAGAGATCAAGAACTCCTCTGGAGGAACGCACTCAATCTTTACTCGACCAGCTTCTTTTTTCTTTTTGATAGTTACATCGTAAGCCATCAAAGGCATACCCATTGGGTCTACGCCTACTGGGGTAATGTTTTGACTAATCACTTCCATTTGCCCATCTGAGAGCAATAGAGTTAATTCATCAGCATTTAGATTCTTATACTTTTCCTTGATAGGATCTTCGCTATCTTCCCACCAGTATTTAACAATGCCGTTCTTTTGTAGAAGTGCATCTTTAAACCAGTTGTGCATCAAGATGACGCCTTCATTATCTTGGAAAAATACTAGATTGCAATAATCGGTAGCTTGTTTAGCAGCTTCCTCATCGCCTTGTCCTTTAGGCTCAAAGCGCACTAGCTCATCTGATTGAGTGAAGATACGCAGTAATTGTGGCAATGCACCATCAACTACTTCTGCTACTTCACCAGTAACAATAGATGAACGGCCTTCTACCTCATTGCCGTATGGCTCACGATTGTAGTAAGTCAGCGCTTTTCTACGAGCTTCGGTTGTTTCGGTATCTACAAAGCCGATAGAGTTCTCTATCTCGCTATCTAATATACCTTTTAACTTATTGTCATCCATTTATACGATCCATGAAGTTTTAACATCTAATGCCTTATCCCAGGTATAAGGCTTCTCGTCTAACCCTACAGCCACATAACGCCAAGCATCGGCAGCATGGCTGTTTTGGTCATGTAAAGGCTTGTCGCTGAACATCTTTGTATCAGGATCTACTGCATAACGATAATGTCGCAATGCTTGTAGTCCTTCTGCACATTTGTTTTGATCGAAATAACAACGATTCATCAACATACGAGCAGCGTTAATACCATCAGCAATGGACAGTTTAGGAGTGATCCTAACTGGTAATCCCATTGCTTCAATAATCTCTTTTGT